GCTCATAAGCGCGAAAGCGCTGGTAAGCCAATAAAGAGCTTTGAAGTATGGATGGAAACAGTTGCCGACATCAAGACAGGCAACGATGACCCAAAAGCCATCAGCCCGACAGCGTAAGGCGGCTACTAGTAATAGTTGCTCTTAGGACTGGTATCCCGATGCAGTATTGGGATGATTGGGACGATGTAGCAACGGCAGTCGAGCTGATAAAGGAAAGGGATAGCAATGGCTGAAGAAGTCTCAGCATTTGACCGGACAGAGCTTCGGCAAGTCTATAAAGCTTTCTCCTTACTAGGCGATGAAGCCAAAGCCGAGTCTCGCCAAGTTTCTAATAACCTTGCTACTTATCTTCAGCAACAAATTGCTGCCAAAGCTTCTACTCGGGTTAAAGGGCAACAAGCTATTAACCGAATCGTTAGCGGATCTAAAGTATCTAAGACCAGCACTACTGGCGAAATTAAGTATGGCTTTGCTAGTCAGAGATTTAGCGGTGGAGCTAATACTCAAATGCTTTGGGCTGGCTTTGAATTTGGTTCTAATAAATTTAAGCAATTCCCTGCCTACTCTGGCAGACAAGGGCGCGGCTCTCGCGGATGGTTTATTTATCCGACTTTGCGTCAAGAGCAGAAGAATGTTGTGGCACAATGGACTAGAGCATTTAATAAAATATTAGATAAGTGGGGCATCGGTGGCATCTGATTCAAGAGCCTTAACGCTCAAGCTTTTAGCAGATACGGCGGACTTCCAAAAGAAGTTAGCGGCTGGCTCTAAAGACATTGATTCTATTGGCGAGCGCGCAGCTGAATTTGGTAAGAAGGCTGCTATTGCCTTTGCTGCCGCTGGAGCAGCTATTGGGGCATTTGCCGTTAGCGCAGTTAAAGCAGCAGCCGAGGATGAGACCGCTCAAAAGCGTTTAGCTGCAACGATTGAAGCCACTACTGGCGCAACCGCTAAACAGATTGAAGGCGTTGAGCAATATATAAAGCAAACCTCAATTGCTATTGGCGTTGCTGATGATGGCTTGCGTCCAGCCTTTACCCGTCTAGTTAGATCTACTCAGGATGTTGAAGAAGCCCAGAAGCTACTAAATTTAGCACTAGATTTAAGTGCAGCAACGGGCAAGCCATTAGAGACAGTTACTAACGCCCTTGGTAGAGCTTATGATGGCAATACCACCGCGCTTGGCAAATTGGGCTTAGGCATAGATAAAACTGATTTAGCCTCGCAAACCTTTGATCAAACTTTTAATCAACTAACTAGCACCTTTGGTCAATTTGCTGAGAATGAAGCAGAGACGACAACTAAGCAAATGGAGCGCGTCAAGATTGCCCTTGATGAAGCTAAGGAATCTATTGGCGCAGCTTTGCTACCAGTTGTCCAAGAATTGACTGCTTGGATATTAGAAGACTTTATCCCAGCACTTGAGGCATTTATTTCAGGCTTAACTGGAAGCGATGGGTTAAACGAAGGCTTGACTGAATCTCAGAAGGTTGCAGTTGAATGGGGTAAGAAGGTAAGAGGCTTTATCAATACAGTTATTGATCTCAAGGATGAGCTCTTCATAGTCGCTGGAGTATTAGCGACGGTATTCGTAGTAAGCAAGATAGCAGCTGGAGTGCAAGCGACTATTCTTCTAATCGAAGGGCTAGTCGCTGCTTATGTTGCTTTAAGAAATAGCGCGGTAGCCGCTGCTATCGCATCTCGATTTGCTTTGAATCCGTTGGCTGGTCTAGCAACTGGCGCAGCCGTAGTTGGCGCAATTATTGCTGCGACCAAGTTATTTGATAATCAAGCCAATGCAGCAGCAGGAACTGGAAGTAACACAGTCCCATCATCTAGTCTTCCATCAGGCTTTACTGCTGGAACGCCAGTTATTAGCGGTGGCGGTTTAACTGGTGGCGGTTCTATTGCAAGTGGAATTGGCGGTGGCAAGATAATTGCTCCAGTGGTTACAGGCACTATGCCTAGTTTCCCATCAGGGTTGAATCCAACTGGCAAGGCAATCCCATCTGGCTTTGATGTTGCAGCTGCTAGACGCGGAGAAGAACGCGGCAATGTTGTAATAAATGTAAATGCGCCATCAGTAATTGATGAAGAAGGATTTAGCCGAGCAGTTGTGTTGGCTCTAAATAACTCTACTAATAGAGGAACTACTGGCGCTGGCGATTTTAGGACTTCGGCGCAAATCCTATGACGCTCTGGACCCCCGATTGGAAAATTTTAGTCAATGGTTCTGAATTAACCTCGGTAACCTTAACTAACCTGACTATTACCTCTGGCCGTCAGGATATTAACTCACCTACTCCACCGGGGTATTGCTCGCTTGAGGTAATAAATACTAATGGCACTAACTACGATTTTACCATCAACACCGCAGTAACTATTGAGGTCAAGGATTCAACTGGCGCTTATGTGGCTATTTTTGGCGGTCGCGTTTCAGACTTAAGACAATTAGTCCGCAGCGCAGGATCTAGTGCAGTGATTACTAGCTTAAGAATTACAGCGATTGGAGCATTAGCTAGAACGCAAAGAGCGATATTTGATGGCAACCTTGCCCAAGGTTTAGACGGCGCGCAGATTACTGATTTGCTAGATGACCTATTGCTGGCCAGTTGGAATGAATTGCCACCAGCCGAAACTTGGGCAACCTATGAACCTGCTACTGAGATTTGGTCTGATGCTGGCGATATTGGACTTGGCGAGATTGACGCTGGCGAATACACAATGGTTAGCCGCCAAATAACCGATAGCATCATCTATCCAATAATCAATGATATTGCTAGTTCGGCCCTTGGTTATATGTATGAAGATGCTAATGGCAATATTAACTACGCGGATGCCAGCCATCGCCAAGATTATTTAATAGCCAACGGCTACACAGACTTAGACGCTTCTCACGCCATAGCTTCTGGCATTGGCATAATCCAGCGTCAAGGCGATTTAAGCAATAAAATAATTATGGACTATGGCAACAATTTTAATAGCTCCTATACGGCTCAAGATTTAGACTCTCAAGCCGAATACGGGTTATTTGCCGAGCAATTTAACAGCTATCTAAAAAATGCTGCGGATGTCGAGGATGTAGCCGATCGCCTAATTCAGCTTCGCGCTTGGCCTAGAAATACTTTCCAATCAATTACATTTGCGTTGCAATCCCCAGAGATTGATAACGCCGACCGAGATGCCTTGCTCAATATTTTTATGGGACAGCCAGTGAGAATTACTAACCTGCCCCTTAATATCCTAGGTGGGGAATTTACTGGCTTTATTGAGGGCTGGACTTTCAACGCTTCCGTCTCAGGCCTCTCAGTTACCTTCTTAGCTACCCCAACAGAGTTCTCGGCCTTTGCCCAACAATGGGCTCAAGTCAATGCAGCAGAAAGCTGGAATAGTGTTCTCAATACGCTAGAATGGCAAGACGCGATAGGAGTTATTAGTTAATGGCCAATACAACGAATTACAACTGGGAGACTCCAGACGATACAGATTTAGTCAAGGACGGCGCAGCTGCCATAAGAACCCTTGGCAGTTCAATCGATACAACGACAAAGAACTTAAACCCACAGACTACTACTGGCGCACTTGCTTACAGATCAGCAACTGCCAATGTAAATACTGCTTTGACTATTGGCTCAACTGGGCAGGTTTTGACAGTTGCAGGAGGAGTTCCAACTTGGGCTGCGCCTGCTGGCGGTGGCAAAGTGTTGCAGGTTGTTCAAGGCACCTTAACTAGCGATGCCAGCACAACTTCACTTTCTTTTGTAGATACTGGCATTACAGTAAATATCACACCTAGTTCTGCCACGAGCAAAGTTTATGTAGCCGTTAATTTTTGGGGCTATGTTACAAAAAGCGGAAGCGTTACATTAAATGTCGGAGAATATAATTTAGTAAGAGGCGCTACACAATTACAAAAAATTAAATCTGGAGCAACTGCTTTTGCTTCAACTAGCAACCCGTTTCATTACTACGCTATGGCATTTTCTTATTTAGACTCGCCAGCAACAACCAGCGCAACTACTTACAAAGTGCAGTTTCAAGCCGATTCATCGGGTCAAACTTCTGGTATTTTAGCAAGTGCAACACAAATTGCAAGCATTGTAGTAATGGAAATAGGTGCATAATGTCAAACGAAACGGATACAATAAATTACAAAATATCTAAAGCGTTGCTGGCTATCAACCCAAATGCCCAATGGGTTTTAATTGGCGATAATTATGATGATATTGAGTGGCTAAGTGAGGACAACAAACCTACTTGGGCGCAAGTAGAGGCAGAGATAAATAATCCAACGCCTATCTCTGAGCCAACAGTAGTGGAAAAATTGGCTAGTGTTGGACTTAACCTAGATGATTTAAAGGCAGCTTTAGGCCTCTAGCATAATCTTTAGGGATTGTGCTAAATAACAGATATGCCAAAACTATGCGCAGCTGGCGTCCAACTACGAGAGCAAATCGATGACGATTATCCTGATCGCGATAGGAAGTCTGACGGCTGGATTGCTGATGCTCGGCACATTGCCAAAGGCAGTTCTGACCATATACCAGTCGATGGAATCGTTAGAGCTATAGATATTGATTCTGACCTATCGGCACATAAGGAAGAAGCTTATGCGTTGGTCGAGAAGATTCGTAAATGCGCTAAGAAAGGCGATAAACGCATCAAATATATTATCTACGATGGCAAGATTATGAGCCCAATACTGGGCTGGAAGCGGCGTAAATACTCAGGCGCTAATCCGCATCGTAGTCACTTCCATATATCATTTACTAGCTTGGGAGACACAGATGGCAAATGGTTTAACCTCGAAGGAGAATCTAATGAGCGACCTAAAGAAGATGGCCGAAAGCTGGGCAAAGACATTCCTAGCGACAGCACTAGCGACCTATCTAGCGGTGGGATTCGACCTAAATGCGATTGCAAATGCCGCTCTAGTGTCAGTCTTGCCTAGCATCATTAACTGGCTTAATCCTAACTACGAGCGATACGGCAAAGTCCGTTAATGCCAGCGGCTGATTTGGCTACATTAGTCGCTTCAGTATTGGGATCAATTGCCCTTCTTATTGCTGGCCTTCGCTACATAATCAAATTAGAGAATATTCCTATTGTGTCGCGCCTTGATAAAATGGAGTCTCAGCTAGAATTGGCCCTAGCGAAAGGGGTCAGAAATGGCAACGCGAAAGCGCGTAAGTAAGAAGCCAGTCAAGCGTCCGAAGAGACGCAGGACTATTAAAGAAACCCCATTAACAAAACTTGATTTCTGGGCTATTGCTGCCAATGAAGTTTATAAAGCTTGTCGCAGAGCAGGAATGGATGAAGGCACTTCGCTGGCCTTCGCTATGGATCGTAGTTCTTATCCTGATTGGATAGTGCCAGCCGATGATCT